CGCGGCGTCACGACCAGCGACGGCGACGGTACGATAGCTCTTCGAACTACCACCGACGATATGGTAGAGCAAACGATCACGATCACCTTCACCGCACCGACAACCTTCGGAGCCGTATCCGACAAGTTCGGTAGTCTCGGTACGGGCACGGTCGGTGCGTTATTCACGCCGAACAACGACTGGTCCCCGCCGTTCACACTGACGGCTGGTGCCACTGCTTGGGAAACCGATGATGTTGCTACGCTGGTATACCGCCCGTTCATCAAGGACGCGCTCATCGACGGGTACGTCTATCCGGACAAGCCGACAGCGGCATCGAAGCGCGAGCGCTACCGGATCGTCGACAACGACCACAAAACCATCACTGCCGCACCCGGATCGGACCTCACGGTAAGCGGCGCGATCAGCGACTACTTCATGGTCGTGGCTCCCTTCGAGTTCGAAGGCGGTCGGGACGGCATCGCGGATCTAGCGGACTCCGACTACGAGCAACAGGCATGGAACTTGGGAGGTAGTCCCTTCGACCGCATCTTCGGCCGCAACCTCGGGTTGTTCAAGTTCGCAACTCCGGGGGTTACCGCAACCGCAGTGCAGAAAGCCGGTGTAGCCTACGCCAACGCGAAGAACCATCAGTACCGTTACGAGATCCCTAGCGCGACGGTGACGGAGGAAGCAGCGGACATCTACATCAACGACACTATCGGTCGGAACGATTTTGCGGTAGTTACCTTCCCATCCTACGCATATGTCGCCGATCCAGAAGGCCAAGCCCAGGGCAAGCTCAAGCTCGTATCCAAAACGGGAGCAATTCACGGACGGGAAGCGCGCACGGCTAACGACTATGAGGGATACCACAAGGCGGCGGCCGGTACCGATCACATACTCTCCGGAGTATTGAAGATCCCGACCGGCGACGCCGTGCTCAACGAGGAATATCTGAACCCGATCGGAATCGGCATCCTCAAGAAAGTGAAAGGCAACTTCGTAATCTGGGGTGACCGCACTCTGAACGTGGATCCCACTTGGAAGTGGAAGCACCAACGTGAGCAGATGTCCTACTACGAGAACGTGCTTCGTGAAGCCTTCGACTGGATCATCTTCAAGTTGAACAATGATGAGACCGACAAGCAGGTGCTCACATCTCTGAAGATGTACTTCCTTCCCGAATGGAGAAAGGGTGCTATCCGTGGCACCAAGTTCGAGGACGCCGCACGTATCAAGGTGGATGGAGAGATCAACACGGACGTCACCCGGGCAGCGGGAGACAAGTTCGCGCAGATCTCCCTCAAGCTCGCGGACGTGACAGAGCGTCTGGTGATTACCATATCTAAGATGGGGATTTTCGAGTCAGTGGAGGTCTAAGGAAAGGAGTTCAAGTAGAGGAACCAAACCTTTTACCAATAGGAGGTAGAAACCAATGGCATTGACAAAAACAGAACAGCGGCCGGGAACCGACTTCGTCGACTCCCATAACAAGGTGAACTTAGACCGCATTGACGCGGTCATGACCCAGGTGGACAAACTTCCGGAGGATACCGGACACGTTGCGCAGGCGTGTTTGTTCCTCGCAACTCTACCGACAGATACTAACACGGTGACGATCGGGTCGGACGTCTATGAGTTCGAGGGCGTCGGCGCTAACATCAACGTGCTGAAGGGCGCGAACGCAGCGGCGTCTCGTGCCAACTTGGTCATAGCGATCAACACGCTGGGCACCGAGTTGGTGGTAGCCGACCAGCCGACCACGCCAGCGACCAGCGTTCGTATCCAGCCAGCAGACCGCACTGGCGGCACAAAGCAGATCGGGGCGGGCACTAGCATCGCCGTCTCGGAGACTCTGGCCGACGCATCGGACGTCTGGAATGTGGCCAACCTGAACGAGTCAGGGGCACCGCCATATAAGAAAGTTGCCAGAGGCGTCATCGTGATAACCGCCGAGAGCCTTGCGTCACTGTTCACGTTGGAACTGCCGTTCACGCCGGCCGTACTCCAGTGGTCAGCGTTCACCACGGCCGGGCTGCCGAAGGGCGATAAAGGTCAGTGTGTTATCAACGGTGACTATCTGGAGTTCGACTTCGACGCCACCACACTCGCAGCAACCGACTACGTGGTTTGGGAAGCCTTCGGCAATTGACATCCTCCGCCAGCTAAAGCAGGCGGATTCCCGAGGAGATACATGCTAGGCATGCCTCACAACAGGTTGGTTCACGCTTCGACGATCATAGCGTTTCCGGGCCGAAGCTCGGCTACGTCTTATACGACCTCCACGCGCGGTCACGGCGTGTCCCGCCGCCAAAATGTTCTTCGCTGCGTTCTCATCACGGTCGTGGTGGGTGCCGCATTCTGGGCAATCCCACTCGCGCACGGACAGCAGAAGCTTCTCCAGAACGTACCCGCAAGCAGAGCATTGCTTGCTGGATGGGAAGAACCGGTCTACCTTCTTCAGTGTCTTGCCGTACCATCCGCATTTGTATTCAACCAGTCGTCCGAACATTCCGAGGGAAGCATCCGACAGGCTGCGGGCGATGGCGTGGTTCTTGACCATGCCGCGCACGTTCAGATCCTCGATGCAAATCGTATCGAATCGTCTGACGAGATCGGTGGTAACCTTGTTCATGTGATCGAGACGGCTATCCCCGATCTTGGCGTGGATCTTAGCTACACGGAGTTTGGCACGTTTCCATCTACCGCTCCCCTTGACGCGACGGGAAAGGATTCGTTGCGCTCTGGCCAGCTTATTTGTTTGTTTGGCGAGATGCCTTGGGTTGGGAATGCGCTCACCGCTAGACAGCGTTGCAAGCCTACTGACTCCGAGATCCACGCCGACGACCTTTTTGGTCTTGGGCAAGTTGGCTCGCTTTTCGTCGAGTACCAACGTGGCATGGTATCTACCAGCCCGATCCTTGCTAACGGTGACTGTGGTGGGGTTGCTCTCGAACGTTCTGGACCACCTTACGCGCAGCCGACCGACACCAGACAGGCAGAGGTTGCGATTGACGGCATCCCACTTGAAGGCACTCCCCGTGTACTCAGCTCTCTGCTTATCATATTTCCGCTTAAACGCTGGGTAGCGACTTCGTTTCTCAAAGAAATTACGGAAGGCCGCTTGCAGATGTCGGAGTGCATTTTGCGTAGGGACAGAAGAAACTTCATTCAGCCACGCATGGTCTTCATGTTTCTTGAGTTTGGTGAGAGCGATGGAGCTAGCGTTGTAATTGATGGTCTTGCCATCACGGTAGCTGTCGGTGCGAAGCCTGAGAGCCCAGTTGTAAACATATCGGCAAGCGCCGAAGGTCCGGGCAAGAATCTTCTTTTGGGCGTTGGTAGGATAGAACCGGAATCTGTATCTGAGTTTCACAAATACCATCATACTCTTGTAAGGGAGGTTGTCAAGGGCTGCGGAACCTGCATTCCTGCAATTGCCTGAAGACGTTATTCTCCCGAGGAGGTTCTGATGAAAGGCGATATCGCACCGAACCACATACCGGTGAACAAATTCCAGCTTTTTGTGCTGGGACTACCGCCGATCACCTTCACGGAGATCAGCGGCATCGAGCAGGAGACAGCGTCCGTTGAACTACCAGACCGCACAGTGAGATCCGGCGGGGTAACCCTTCCCATCGAATTCACGGCTAAGGTTCCATCACATCATGTGCTACAGATAGCGGTGCTGGAAGCTTGGCGGGCTGATGCCGTGGCCGCCGTACCGGGCTACCTGAAGGAAGCCACGCTGATCCAGCAGAGCGTCAACGGTCAGGTATTTCGAACTCGCACGCTAGTGCACATGTGGCCGAGCAAGGAGAGCGTGCCGGATCTCGACATGATGAACGACGGCGAGATCTCTGCGGAGGAATACACGTTCAAGGCGGACGAAATACTATCGATCTAGTCTCGTCCATTCCTGTAACCGGTTAGGCCGCTCAAGGTTCGAGAATCCGAACCGATTGGAGGTAAACCGCTATGACCGACCAGAAGAAAGAACCCCAAGAAAAGGAAGAAAGCCGGATCCAAACCTCGTTGCTGGGTGAACGGGGTGCCCTGCTACCGATCGGCATCCACGATGGCGCGGGGAATTATCACAAAGACTTCGCAGCGCGTCGCTGGCGCGTGAAGGAAGAACGCGAACTCGGGGCCTTAGTCGAGAGTCAACAGTCTACACGCTTCGGCCAGTATGTCGAGTTGGTACTGGCCTACATGTGTACGAAACTCGGGCCACACGACTTCAGTGGATCACTCATGCTGGGGAACTCCGGTGTGAACAAGAAAGCCGTGGTGCAACGCCTAGCGATCATCAACACCATGTATCTGGCCGATATCCTCTACGCATACGTCTATCTGCGAGTGATGGCAAAGGGTCCGAAGTTCCTGGCTGATCTGCCATGTTCACGCTGTCGCGAGATGGTGCCGATCTACGCCGATCTGAATTCAGCCAAAGTTCGTTCAGTGGAGCGAGTTGAACACGCCGAGTGGACTTTCCCTCTGCATGATCCCTTTGAGATCCGGGGCAGTGAGGCCAAGGAGTTGGTGATCCGTCCACCTCTATGGACGGCAGTGGGATCCATGAGCCTACAGAAGCGCAACTTCGGGGAACTCAAAGCCAATGTCATCCACGGATCGGTTTACACGGTGGCTGGGAAGGATCCGGTTCCCCTAGCCGACTATGAGTTAGATGAGATGAGCAAGTGGGATCTGGAGGACTTGACGGCGGCCATCGACGAGCGGGCCATCGGTCCGGATCTCTCGGTAGAACAGGACTGCCCAACATGTCGGCGTAGCATGAAN